CCGACGGACAATCAGATAGAACCCGAAGCTATCTGTCTCCGTCGCACCGATTCTGTTGATCGCCTTGAGTTTCACGAGACAGGTCTGCGTACCTGAACCCACGACCAGTTGATTGCTGGTGTTAATCGAGAGTTGCGGCTGTTTATCGTAACCGACATCAAAAACAATCCGCTCTGCATCCGGTGAGAACTGCTTCAGATCAATCGTGTCGCCTGCCTCGGCGAATACGGGATAGATCGTCGTTTTGGTGTTCTTCGAGAGGGGACGGTATTTGCGGATGTCCAGGGTGTAGACGGCTGTCGTTGATACCAGATAAAGGATATCCCTATAAATAGCAATATCGCTATTGCGCTCTGGGTTTATATTCACTTCCTTTCGGAAATGAATCTGGTCATCCTCCGTAATTTCTGCGACACCGAAACCGCTGCTATTGGACATATAGATCACACCGCCTTGGTGTGTGATATTTGAGAAAGTCTTTGTCAGGGGAAAATTCTTGATATCTGATCCATCGAAAGAAATCGCACGTATCCGAGTGGGTCTACCAAAAACACTCATAAACCCCAGGTGAGAATGTGTGATACTGATGAGATACGGAAATAGGCTTATTTGCGCAATGCGTCTGATTGCAGTGCCGTCATCACGAAACCTTGAAAGCCAACTCGAACTATCCGTAAATATAAAATCACCATTGATGATATCCATTTTCGTGTTTGTCGGATTGGTACCTATGGCCCTTCTTTCTTCACTGGACACCTCAACCCCTGCATGCGTGTAGCTTTTGACGCTAAAATTTCTCCCTATCGCTGTTAAGACTTTAATTCGCGTTGACGTTACGCCGATACTGCGTATGTTGGAAGTACGAAACAATTCCGTCGGGCTTTGCGCATCCGCATCGGGGAAAGCTGTCGAGATCCGAATGCTTTTTGATGTCTGTGGATTGCCCTGTGAGACCGCATTCGCCGCGACCGTCACCGTCACGATTCCACTCGTCTGCGGTGGACGTACCGTTGCCATCCAGACAGAGTTCTTCCCTTCCAGCGACACCAGACTCGCACCCGAAATCGCCCGATTGGCACTATCCACTGCTGACACCGTAATGTCGTCTTCCGTTAGCCCTGTGATATTCTCATCGGAGAGGATGAGGATCTCGAAATCATTTTTGTCGGGCGTATCATTTGTACCAATCGTTGATACCAATTGGCTACCGATGGGAATTTCTTGTATGCTTAGATTCGCCATTTTTCTTCTGTAGAAGGGAACCTCGATCTCTTAACTGTTCATCCTGAAAATCCTTGAATCCTGAAAATCCTGATTCAGACAACCACCGACTGCTGATTGCTGATGGCTGACCGCCGATTGCCGATCGCTTTTTGTAGGAGGCGGGGAATGCCATTAAGGCATTCATACCCGGGGAAGCCCATACGGGCTTCATACCGTTGATTCTGATTCACTCCGATTCCCGACTCTTGAAGTCTCCTGATAAGGGATTTAGGGGGTTTCTTAGTTCGTAGTCGTGCGATTCATCGCACGTTCTTCCTGATTGCCGACTGCCAATTGCTAATTGCTAATTGCTAATTGCTAATTGCTAATTGCTAATTGCTAATTGCCGACTGCCAATTGCTAATTGCTAATTGCTGACTGCCAATTTATAGGATACCCAACTTTAGCGGTTCTCAAGAAGCGGATTCCACCGTGGGATATGGCGATTTACAATACATACGCAATACTTATGCTGGGAAAGTGGGGAGTAGTAGAACCCACCCAGTAAAGCCAATAACAACGTGTCTTGACACACCCATACGCGCGAATCGTCCTTTTTGTGGGTTCAGGGATAATATCAGGCGGACTTTAAGAGGAAGTGCGTAAGTCCTAATCAATTAAAAGTTAATTTTTGAATTAATTCTAACAGAGGAGCAACAGATGATTCTCGGAGAATTTCAAGGTAAAGATCCAAGGATCATCGCCTACACATTCAAAAAAATGAGTCACAAACAACTCAATGAAAATACACATTAACAATCCAAATGCGACTCAAGGAGATACAGAAAATGACAGTGCATTTGTTAAGCGCAGCGATGATACCAACAGCAGACGGCACCTATCGCTCTTCTAAAATAACGAGAGAGTTATTCAGTAGTTATGCTTCCGTCGCAAAGTTAGCAGGCGATCTGAAAACTTATGTTGAGTGTCCTGAGACCGCAGAGATTCTTTCGACGCTCTGCGGTTTCGAGATCGAAGCCAACAGCGATAAAATGATTATTGAGGATGGGGATATCCTACTGATCGCTAAACCCAAATATAGACTCGTGGATCTACGCCAGAAAAGGAAAGCCACGTCGATCGCAGACGATTTTGAATTTCACTCTGTCGTATATATCGAATAGGACTTACGCAATATGAATAGAGAGTGAAGGTTTTTCGATTTGAAGTCGATAGCCTTCACATCAAATCACAAAAATGACAGTTCAGACACCTAAAGATTCGTGCGATCCTGTTCACGGAGCCGAAGCACCTGGTCAGCAAGCTCTTGCACAGAACCGTCCGGGAACTGGATAACCACTTGTGCCGTGATCTCCTCCGGCAAACCCGATGGCTCCGATGCACCTCCAAAACCGCCTTCTCTACGGTTTCCAATGTTTAAACCTTCCGTAACGCCCGCGACGATCTCACGGCTCACGTCCTTGGCATTGCGTATTTGATTCGCGTCGGGTAGGTAATTCGGTGTGGACCGCGATCGACGCAACGCCTCTGCTCTCGCTATATCCCGAGCGATTCTGTCGGTTTGAGGGTAGTGAAAGAGTTCATTACCGGCCTGCTCTACGAGTCCACCCACAGCCTGACCCACAGCGAGACCCGCGACCGGATTGCCGAGAGCAGTCCCTGCCGCCACGCCCGCCACCGTGATACCCACGTTCGCCACTTTCAGAATCGCATCTTTCCACGCATTGTTTCTCTGTTCCGCTGCGATTGCCTCCAGTTCTACCCGCATCGCCGCAGTATCTTCCTTCAAAGCCGTGACATCCTGATTCGCTTCTGCGTTGATCGCGTTAATCAATTCGCCAATCCGCGTATCAAAAACGATTTTCGCTTCCCGGATCTCCGCGAGTTCGGCATCCAACTTCTCACCTATCTCTGCCAAGTCCTTCTGCAACGTCGCACGCACAGCTTTGATGTCTGCTGCCTCTGCGGTGTTGAGTTGTAGCATGGCGACGTTATGCTTAAATATCTCAGTATCCCTTGCCTTTATATACTGGTCCCGTGTCTCTGTGATTGCTGCATCCGTTTCCAGCCGATCCGCGATACTCTGGGCGTTGACTGCATCGATCCCCTCTGTTTCGGTTTGGTCAATATCGCTGAGTGCCGTGTCCCTATCGATACCCGCTTGCGCAATATCGGATATACCGGGTTGAAACGCCAAAGACGCATCCGCAAAGGTCGTCCCCGCTTGTGTTTCAAGTGCTGTCTGCTGTGCTGTTGCATCCGCAATCGCCGCCTGGATCGCGTCGTCAACCGCTTGCCGATCGACGAGCCCTGCCTCTTGGATCTCCGCTATCACTTCACGGAAAGAGGTATCCAACGCCTGCATCGTTTCATTGAGCGTCAATGTCGCTTGCGCCGCACGGCTCAACGCCGGGACAAAGTTCGCACGCGCCTCCTCAAGAGAAATGCCAGCATCCGAGACCAACGCCTCTTGCTGTGCTGTGGTTGTCGCTCTGTCGGTACGTCCGGCTTCTGCTAACGCCGAGAGTGCCGCCTGTTCATCGATGGTGATGCCCGATAGTGTTTCGTTGAGTGTGTTCAACGCCTGGGTGTTCAAGTCTACTGCGGGTGTGTAGTTCTGAAGTGCATCTTCAAACGATAATCCCGTCCGCGCCTCGGCATCCGTTATCTGTTGGTTCAACCCCTCGACGGTTCCCGTCGTTTCTGTGTCGAGTGTTGCCAACCGTTCCTGTTCCGCTGTGTCAACCGCTGCCAAGGTCTCTGATAGTGTCATCGCCGCTGTCGCTGCATCCGTGAAGGACGTTTCTATGATTTCAGAGATTCGCTGATTGACGCTCGCAATGTCGGATGCCTCTGTTGCACTGATACCGCGCAACGCCTCGGCATGTGCTAAGAGTGCCTGCTCGTGTGCACTGAGTGCCGGGATATAGTTCTCCTGTGCTTCCAGAAACGAAACCCCCGCCGCCTCTTCCGCCGAGGCAATGCCTTCTTGTGCCTGCGCACGCGCTGCGGCTGCTTCTTGGTCGATCCGCGCTTTTTCTGCTTGTGCCTGTTCCGCGATGTGCACCTCTCTTGCCGCCGTTTGGCGCGCAATCGCTTCACGGTCGCGGGCTTCTTGCCTTCTCAAGTCTGCGACATCTCGATGGAATTCACGGGTTAACTCCTGAATCCTACGGTTATAGTCTCGAATCGCATCTTCTCTTTGAGAATCGCTATCGGCGTCGGCTAACCGGTCTTGTAACCGTTGGTAAGCGTCCTCTTGGTCACGCTGATATTCTGTCCGCAGGTCTTCTAGGGTTTGACCGCTCTCGCGTTCTAAGTCCTCTATTCGCTGCCTCGCGTCGGCGTGAAGGTCAACGAGACCGTCCAACCGATCCTGCTCGGCATCCAACTGCTCGTCTCGTAAATCGTTGAGTGTGTCGTTCAGGTCCCGCTGAATCCCAACAACCCGGTCCACGAGATCGTTCTGGATGTCCTGAAACCTGTCGGCATACTGTTCATCTGCTGAGAGTCGCGCCGCGGCGGCGTCCGCCTGTATCTCGGTAATCCGGCGTTGCTGCTCTGAAACCTGTCTCTCTCTATCCGCCTCAATCTCTTCAAGTTCCTCGGCATACGCAGCATTCGCTTCCCGACGCTGCGCAATGGCATCCTGTTCTATCTCAACGCGTTCCGCGGCGGCATCCTCAATCACCTCTGTGATCTCATCTTGGATGTCGCGGACCGTGTCCACCAAGTCTGTCGAGATCCGGGCAACCGTCTGATTGTATTCTTCGTAAGCATCGATCCGACCCTGTGCGGCGCGTTCCTCAATGCGTACCCGTTCCGCCGCCCGGTCCTCTTGCCTCTCAAGAAAACCTTCCTCAAGATTATCCCACGCCGTGACCAAGTCGTTATAGATGTCTTGCATCGTATCAACGAACGTCTGGTTCGCTGTTGCTCTCGCCGCGGCGGCTTCTTCGGTGATCCGCACAATCTCATCCGCACGGTCAGCTTGACGCTGGACGAACCCGGCTTCAAGCGATTCGATGTCCGCTGCCAACTGACGCTGCACCGATAGCACGTCTTCAACCAGTCTATTGTTGATTTCCTGTACGGTATCCGCATACCGTTGCTCTGCTTCTGCCCTCGCTTCGGCGGCACGTTCGGTAATCGAGAGGATCTCTTGCTGACGGTCCCGTTCCCGCTCGATGAACCCGTCATTGAGTTCCTGGATCCGTGCGTCACGCCGTTGCTCAAGTTCCAGGAGCCGATTGTTGAGTCGTTCCCGGAGCCGTTCCCGTGCTTCTGCGGCGCGTGCCTCGATCTGCTGAATCCGTTCTGCCGCTCTCTCTCGTGCCGCGACCTCGGCATCCGCGGCTTCAGCGAACGCCTGTCGGATAGACGCCAAACGCCTGATCCGCTCTTCTTCGATCTGCTGTTCGATCGCCGCAAGCTTTTGTCGTTTCTCTTCATTGATGGCGATGATCTGTTCCGAATACTCGCGCTCCAGGTCCGCAAGGTTCTCAACACGCTCCTGTTCGATCCGCCGCAATGTCCCTGCCGTCCGGATCGCCTGACTCGCTAATTCCTCTCCCGTTCGCGCCGCAAAACCAACGGCATCAAAACTCTGAGCGTTCTGATTGGGTGTCTGTGGATCAAAAGCATCAAGTGCTGAAAACGAAGAACTCAGAAACTCGGCTTCCCGCGCTGCACTTTGTGCTTCTTGCGACAGGTTTCTCAACTCGATCGTTGTGTCTCGGATACTCCGAGTCGCATCCGGCAACGTGCCAGTGAACCGCTCCATCTCCGATCGTACCCGCGGGATTGTCGCTTCTGAGAGACGAAACGCATCATCGAAATCACGCAACTCGGCTTCAGCACGCCGAAAATCCGCATCCCTGACGGACCTCCCGACACGGTTAATTGAACCGAACGCCGCATCGGCAGCTTCCGATGTTAAGGTCAGCCCATCGATGTAATCGCTCAAGGGATCGCCGGTCGCCGCTTGGAGTGCCTGCAGATTCGCTTCGATTGCCGCCGTCAGCGCATTCTCGGCTTCGGTGAGATTCACAACAGAGGGGATCGTTGTTTGAATGGATTCAGAATAGTCTTCAACCTGCCCAGACGCAACACGCCAGAAGTCGTTGAGTGCCGCTTGCCCACCAGCTAACGCTTCAATGTTCTCGCGAACCCGCGATGCCGCCGCGACATATTCACCGTAAGAGATTGCACCGTCCCGTAAGGCATCTTCGGCTTCTCTGATGGCTTGCGCAGCTGCTTCTTGTGAGGCTGCCAATAACTGCGAGGATAAAGCATATTTATTCGCATTGTCTTCAGCGATCCGGACAATGGCGTTATAGCGACTCAGTTCCGAGCGCAACGCCTCTAATACCTGGTTCGCCTGAATAATATCGGTGTTGAGATTCTTATAAGTTTGTGAGGATGTATCACCAGAGATCGCTAACTCGCGCTGTTCTCGTGCTAACTTCGATACCTCTTGCTGCTGCAACGAAACACTTGCACTCAGATCGTCTGCTTGACTCTGGAAATAGTCGATCGCAAGCGCACTGCCTTCCAGCACGCCCTGCAAGTTTTCTAATTCGCCCTGGAGTTCGAGAATCGCTGCGACATCTTCATCACGCCGCAGTGTCGTCGGATCGACACCCCGCAACGCAAACGTCTGACGTCCCCTCTGTCGGGCTTCAGACGCAGCGAAACGCTCTAACGTCTCAATCTGGTCCTCTACCAAGGAGATATGTATCTTGACGGCTTCGTTTCTTTTCTCTAACGAGTCAACGTTTGCAAGACTCGCATTCAAACTGTTCACTGAAGATGTGAACGCCTCCGTCGCTTCCGCCGCGGAACCCGGGGCATCCAAAAACGCTGTGATGTTCTCGAATAAACCTGCTAACCCAGCCGCTCCACGCGTAACAATCGGCAGAAACCGTTCCCCGATTTCGGCTTGTAGTAAGAAAAAAGCGTTCTGGAGCCGGTCTATCGTGACAATATAGGAATCCGGGGGTGGGGACTCGAACCGACGGGCGAGTTCGTCAAACGTCGGGATGAGCAAGTCTATCATGTTACGCCCAACACGGTTGAAAGCCTCATGCAGACCCTCTATGTTCGCCTCGACGCCGTGAACATCCCCCAACGCCTCTAAAAATCCAGGTATTTGCTGTACGATGGTTCTGAAGTCTCGAAAGTCCACAGATCCGAGTTGTATCGCCTGGATAATCTGTTCCATGGCGAGCGCAGCCTTATCCGCAGAACCACCGAGCGACACAATCGTCTGACCGACGGTCAATAGGATTTTGTTCGCATCTTCCGCACCGACACCCGCGGCGAGCAGTCTGTTTGAGAAACGCGTCAGCGGTTCAAAATTCAAACCCGGCAGATTCGCAATCTCAACGAGATCCTCGATCCTCGCTTCCGCAGCTGCCGCAGAACCTGTAATCTGTTCTGTTGCGCGTAGATACTGCTCCATCTGCCCAGCCGCACGCACACTCTCAACCCCAGAACGGCCAATCGCATAACTAATATCTAAAGCCGCAAACGCACCAAACGTCGTCAGCGTGTCGCGTACCACATTGCCTAACAATCCGATGGCTCTGCGCGCTATACCCGCTTCACGTCCCGCACCACCAACGCCACGTGAGAATCCCGATGTACCCCTACCGGCTTGTTCAAGTTCATCACCGAGTCTATCAACGTCTGCCGCCGTCTGCCGCGCTTCGTCGCCGAGCCGATCAATGGTTTCCCGTGTTTTCGCAAACTCACCATTCGACTCACGGATCCGACCCTGTGTATCCGTAAAAACGCCACCGAACTTTTTCGCCTCAGCAGAAGTCTTGAAGATGTTCCGACCCAGAGACGTAACCCCGATCGCCGCTTCTTTTGCCTCGTCGCCGAGCCGATCCACAGCCTGTGCCGCTTCTGTCGAGGTACGTTGTGTTTGCTCCATACCTCGACGGAGTTCTTGGATCTCTTTCGTCAGTTGATTAATTTCACGCTTCGCTTCAGAACCCTGTGCACGAAAGCGAATTTGAACATCTGCGATGGGGATCACATCCTTTCTTTTTTCTTTATAGATAACATTAAAAATGTTATACTATTTAATGCCAGTGGGGAAGCGGTTCACCTTACACACTCGTGTGAGGGCTTCCCCGGCACTTGAACCGTGTTAGACTGGCATAACTGGCACAGCCAAAGGAACATCTGAATAATGGGATATGTCTATAAAATCACCAATACGGTGAATGGTAAAGCCTATATCGGTATATCTACTTACGAGCCTGGAAAACGAAGGATTAAGCAACATCTTGCTGGACGCGGTAACCACCTGATTGCATCTGCTGTAGAGAAATACGGTAAGGAATCATTTGCTTATGAAATCCTTGAGGATAATATATTTCCCGAACTTTTATCTGACTTAGAAATCTCCTATATAAAACATTATAATACGTTAGTGCCTAATGGCTATAATCTGACGCATGGCGGTGAATGCGGAAAGCATTCGGAATTAAGCCGTCGTAAAATGTCTGATATTCAAAAGTCTAATCCTTCGCGAGGCATGCTTGGAAAGAAACATTCTGTCAAAACCCGCCGAAAAATGTCTGAAGCCCAGAATGGTGCAAAGAATCCTGCGTTTGGCAAACCCTCTCACAGGAAAGGCAAAAAGCACACCGAAACTTCCAAGCAAAAAATGTCTAAATCAAGAAAAGGCAAAACCTCACCAAACAAAGGCAAAACTTTCTCACCACAAGCCAGAAGGAACATGTCCAAAGCACATTTTGGGCAGACTCCAACCGATGAAACCCGACAGAAACTTTCGGAGGCTGCTAAACGAGACTGGGCAAAGCGTAAAGTAACCAATCAAGTGTCCTCCGATCCTGTCAAGATTAGAGCAAATGCCCGAAGGCGTGAACGCCGCGCCAATGATCCTAAATACCGTGAGCATATAAATGCCCAACAACGTGAACGTTACCGCCAAAAAGATAAAAGCGTCGGAAATGGAATCGTCAATTAACGAAGACTCTTTATCTATTTTTACGAGTCTGCTATACTCTCTGAAAACTTCGTACCACATGGAGATACAACATGGGGAAGTATTTTGTCATTTTTGCGCTATTCATTTCGGCAATCGTCGTGTTGATATATCAATCCTCAGAAAAATCCGTTCAGGTAAAACCTTTTTCTGAAGAAACACAATTGGAAAGAATCAGATTACAAAGGACGCATCCCATCTCTTTTCCAAAAGGATCGATCCTGCTCGCAGAAGTCAGGAAACATCCGAAACTCCAAAACGAGAGCGAAGTTGAAGCGTATTTTTATAAATATAACCAGACCGCTGATAGTTACCACCATCAAAACCCCAAAAAAGCCTCCGAGCACTTGGAGAAATTTCGTTCATATCAGAAGGTACTTGGAAACACAAGATACTTGGAAATCATGAATTTAGTCGGTAGAGACTATCCTTTTCAGCACTGATAAAAAATATCTATTTTAATTTCGGAATTCTGCTATACTCTTTTCGATTGCGGAAGTCATCAGGTAGCAAATAGCAAATAGCAAATAGCAAATAGCAAAGACGCAAGCGTTACAGAACGCTTCTTTCACTAATTGCTAACCGCTAACTGCTAATCGCTTCTTTCGCTAATTGCCAATTGCCAATTACGGGATGCTTCCACTTACTTTCCCCAATCAAAAGTTAACTCCTTGTTCTATGGAAATGGGTGGGAATCCCGGTATCTCCCACCCATTTTCATTTCTTCCGATTCTTCCGCCGCGATTCTACCTTTTGACAGTACGCCTCGTGAACTATACAGTCATATGTGTGTTTGTAGTTGATATCCGCATCCGGACACACTCTGTCAGACGGCATACACCTACCCTCCGTCATTGCCCACAGATTCGCCATCTTCACTCTGCCCTTCGGAGTCTGCGAGAGATCGAAAGTGACGCTGCAGGGACCTCAAGCCTGCATCGGGAATATTTACAACTCTGTGAGCCTCGAGGAGCGTTTGCAGAAATCTTTCCGATAGGGCCTCAACAGGATACGCATCCCCTTCCGCGATTGCAATGTCCTCTATTGCCTCTACATTCACTTCGCTTGCGTCGATTTCTTTATACGAAAGCACCGGATCCAGAATCATTGAAGGGACCAATACCTGACGCTCCGCCGTTTTCTGAGCCACAACCGCGGCGAGTTCGTCTTCCGACATATCCACATACTTCTTCGACTCCGTCCCTATGGGATACCACTCGAACGTATCTAACAGCGCAAATGCATCCGCCGGGACACCTCGCCGCACCTCGACTTGGTATATCGAATCTTCCGTTGGGTTGTTGACCGATGCATACGCGTTACAGAGGGCATCTATCATGATGGAAGAACGCGCTTCGATCGGAGACCCTTCACCCTCCCCCATATAGGAGAACGGTGGATCGTACATGAGTTTGCCAAGCAACAGATTCGCAACGGCACGATCCCGCTCGTCCATCGCAACACCGTCTTTTTCCTGACCAATATATTGCTCAAGAATCTTCAGGTGCGCGACTTCGATATCCAACGGTTTGCCGTCCCAGACCTTTACCGTCCACATCTGGTCGTCCCAAAACATCTCAACCGTTTTCACAGGTTTGCCCTTCGTTTTCAGGACTTCGACCGTCAACTTCGGGGCATCCGAGCTTTCCACCAGCCGAGCTGAAGTATCTTTGAAGTTAACTTCAACGACAGCACTTTTCCGATCATCTTTTTCAAAGACATCGGATGTGAGTGCTGGAGCCTCTGAGTGTTCCACAACCTGGGAAACCCGTTTCTTTTCGATCTGCTTATCCAGCTGTTCCTGAATCTTCTTATTCATCGGTCTCCTTTGTTATAGCAGTTAGCGGTTAGCGGTTAGCAGTTAGTAAAGAGGCGTTTGGTAACGCTTGCGTCTTTGCGAATTGCGAATTGCGAATTGCTAACCGCTTCTTTGCTAGTCGCTAATTGCCAATTGCTAATTGCTGACTGCCACTACACCCATCTATCATCACTCACGATAATCACTTCGATCTCGCCATCCGTTTGACCGTCAAGCGGCAGTGCCTTCAACTCTACAGTCACCGGAACAACGCCAGGTCCCGTGGCAGGCACACGCACTGGGGACTGGATATCGCAGTTTTTCATTCTGTAAGTGACTGATAATTGCCGCCCGTCCCCGCGCCATTGATACGTTCCGACGCGCGCGTTCACTTTTTCACGGTTCCGGTACTTCTCATCCCACCGAATAAACGTATCTTCCTCACTTGAGCCCGATTCGTAGTTCGTGTTCACCGATGCCGTCGTTAAGCGTCGCGCATTGGCATCTGTGTCTCGACGAAACATTCCCGGCACCTTCCCCTGCACGAAGTCGTAGTTGTGCTCGATATTCAATCCTACAGAGTTGCAGATAACCGCTTCACCATCGAGTTCCAAGAATCTCCCATGCCCCGAATAGAAACGAGAGGTGACTCGCTCAAAATCGCGATCCGCAAGTCTTGAATGGTCTTCTCTATCTTGCTGCATCATCGACGTGAACTGCGGATCGTCCCGTTCCTCAATCGTTTGGCGTTTGTCCACACGGTTGGAAAGCAGATTATACGTCGCACCGATCGTATCTCCGATTTCAATCTCTCCACCGATCACAATGCCACGGTTAACCACCCGCGGCTCACCCCCGACATCCGCTTCAAACGTCAAACCCTCCGGATCATCGTTGACAACCTTTAACTTCGTCTCAAAACCACCCGGTTCCGCGATAATCTCTATTGTGCCTGCAGGCGCAGCAACAATCGCACCGGTTGCATCCTTGACCTCGACCTTATTGATTTTGTGAAAATACTTATCCGTGAGCACATCCGCACCGAGTTCGATTTCATCTCGCATCGGGAGCGTGTCACTTGAAGCAAGACCGACACGTCGAACACCTCTGATAAGCATCTTATGCCCAGTGAGCGCACCCGTGTATTTCACTCGGAGTTGTCCTGGACGGTCAGGGTCAGGGTTCCGAACGATGTTCCCAGCGAGCGCAGTCGTGATGTCAAATTTGCCAGCACTCCAGCCTGTCGCCCGGACACGCGTTATCGTCGCACCCGCAGGAAGTGCCGCCATCTGTGCGGCGGTTTTCGCAGAATCCGGGAACGATAGTGAGAGCGTCTGGATCTCGCCATCTGCATCTGTGTAGGTAATCACGACGGTCCCCGGCGTGCCGGTATTCGTCAAAGCCGCTGCACTCCCCGGTGCAACCGTCAGCGTCAACGCATCCGCATAATCGCTTAGGTCATTGGCAATCGTTTTATCCGAAACCGCAGTCGTGATGTCAAAAGTGCCGGTACTCCAACCCGTTGACCGGACCCGCGTGATCGTCGCACCCGCAGGGAGATCCCGCGTCTGCGCATCGGTTTTCACCGCATTCGCGAAGGATAGCGTAAACGTCCGCGTCTGACCCGCTGCAGTTGTGTAGGTAATCACGACGGTACCCGGCGTGCTGGAAGTCGTCAGGTCCGCTGAACCGCTCGGTGTAACCGTCAGCGTTAGCGCATCCGCATAACTGCTTAAGTTGTTGGCAATCGTTTTATCACCGGCGCCCGACAGGTTTTGAGCCTTAACGACATCTACCGACGTATCCTTCAAGTCCTGGTCATCTATAGCCTTTATCGTCGCATCCATTGTGTCAGTGAAATAGGTCGCCGCAACGATGTCTGATACATTCGTTTTCGCTACGACAAGCGTCTTTTTCGGTATCGGTGTACTGATTGGGTTCGGATCGTTCAGGAGTGCCTGTGTTAAATCAAGATACCCATCTTCTGAAGGGACCTGCACAGAAAATGGACCCGACCCCCATAAAAAGTTGATTTCATCGGAAACACCCGCACGCCCCGGACTCAGTGCTTGATTCTCAAGAAGATCGGAATCCTCATCGTGCTCCCACGATGTCACAAGATATTCCCGTATCTTCCCATTCGCTTTTTTGACGAGTTCCTTCCTATCTGTAATGTCAGGTCCCCGCCCAAAAACCATAGACGTATTTTCGGCTTTTATTTGTCTTACAGCCATTCTCCCGTCCTCCATGTTAATAGTTGTCAGTTACCAGTTACAAGAGGCGTTTGTTAAACGAGGGAAAACACCCAAGCAAAAACGCCTCGGAACCGAGAACCATTTAGCCTTTACAAAATATAGGGGAAATGCTATAATAATAGGAAGGTAGTGGGAAGGGGGCGCAACCCCTCCCCGATGCCAGAAACAATCAACTTTTGTGCTAACATCGGAATCTTGCTTTGGCACTTTCATTTTAACACCTTTCCTTTTGAAATGTCAAGCGAGGTCCCCAAACCTATAGGAGCTTGACACAGTATGGGATCCATCTACAAAATCACTAACACCGTCAACGGTAAAACTTACATCGGTAAAACAACTCGTGATGCCGTGAAAACAAGAATACGCGATCATCTCACAGGTAATGGCAACCGAATCCTCAAAAATGCTGTCAAAAAATATGGGCGAGAAGCCTTTACTTTTGAAATTCTCCATGACGGCATTGTTCCTGAATTTCTTGACATACTTGAAATAGAAGAGATCGCAAAGCATAACTGCATCAGACCAAACGGCTACAATCTTACTGAAGGCGGTGAAGGCGGTTTACCTTCCGAGGAAACCCGCCAGAAAATGTCTGCAGCCAAAAAAGGCGAAAATCACAATAACTATGGCAAAACGCTTTCAGAAGAAACACGCAGGAGAATATCGAGATCCAATAAAGGTAAAAAGCTTTCAGAAGAAACCCGACGAAACATCTCTGAATCTAAAAAAGGCGAAAATCATCCTAACTATGGCAAAACGCTTTCAGAAGAACATCGTCAGAAAATCTCTGAATCTAAAAAAGGCGAAAACAACCCTAACTATGGCAAAACGCTTTCAGAAGAAGCACGTCGGAAAATGTCTGAAGCCATGAAAGGCGAAAACCACTATAATTATGGCAAAACGCTTTCAGAGGAAACGAAGCGAAAAATATCTGAAGCACAGAAAGGTAAAAAACGCAAACCGCAGTCCAAAGAACACCGCCAAAAAATATCTGAAGCCAAAAGGGGTGAAAAGAACCCAATGTATGGCAAAAGGCATTCCGAGGAACACCGCCAAAAAATATCTGAAGCCCTAAAGGGTGAGAAGAACCACAACTATGGTAAATCCCCTTCAGAAGAAACACGCCGAAAAATATCTGAAGCTCAAAGAGGTAAAAAACTTTCTGCGGAACATCGTCGTAAAATCTCTGAGGCACATAAAGGTAGAACACATTCCGAAGAACATCGCCGAAAACTATCTGCCGCGAGGGAAACACTTGAGTTTATCGCCGCTCGCGAGTTTTTCTTTTCCCTCCCACCCGACATGGCGTTAAAGGAGAAACGCCGCTTGCTTTTTAAGAAAATCACAGGTGTACCTAAAAGCACACTCTATCACTGGATATACAAATGGACAAAAGACTCTTAGACGGACGTTGCCGCACGATAGATATGTGTTACGATTATGCGAAATTTCACAATTTCCCAGGGGGAGCCTTCCAAGGCCGCGACAGCACCTTCCGAACTCCTATCGCTCTCCACTTCCGTATTCACAACACCATCCACGTCAAGATCGCGACTGCCATTTATAAGCTTTTCCACAGTATATATCATGTCAGACACCTGATCTGTGATGGGCTTACGAGAAAATGAGCCTTCAGAGGCATCTGGCATTTCTTTCATCACTGCTACAAGGGAAAACGGAAGAAACTCCTCAATTTCTCCGAGCGACGCATACTCAGCGTTTTCACCGCCTTTGCGTTTCCGTCTGTTGTCGCCGTAATTCAGAAGTAGGGCGGGGATAGCTCCTTGTTGTGACAGTACAGTCCAATGGATATACCGCCGCTGAATCGTTGCGATTTGAACAGGAAACTCCGAATCGTCGTAACGGTACTTTGAATCTTCCCTGAGCGGCTCGAAAAGCTCATAAAGTGAATCTAAAATCTGCGCTCGGCGGTGCATTATGGATTTCCTTGAAATCTCTTTTTTCTCGCATGTTATTGGCCCCTTTTGTGGTTAGGAGCGGGACCGGTGAACTCACCTATCAGGGATACCGGTCCGCCCGTTAATGGGGCATCGCTACGCCCCGTCCGACTAAAATAAGAAATCTAACCCTGCTCCGTAGCTATATTGCGTCCGATCGACACCAAACTGCTCAGCATTCGACTTGTAACTAAATACGCCGCTGATGCTGAACGCGACGGACACGCCATCACCAATCTCACCGAGATCAAACGACATGTGCGGTTTCGACCGAAGCTCGTAGGTGTCAAACGAGAGTTCGGGCAGATATTCAATGAGCATGAGCAGATGGTTTCCCATTTCCACTTCGGCATGGACACGCCAACCGACAGAGACCGGTTTGTATGATTCGATACCGAGAGCCTCTAAATCCTGTGTGCGCGCGACCCAATTGCCTGCCCCGAATGAGACATCTAACCGTTCAGAGTGATAGGCAGGCGCTTGTAGGTAGTATCCCAAAGAGTTTTGAAAGAGGTTTTTATCGTCATTGAATTCGGATTCAAAATAACCGTAGCCACCCCACCCCTGGATGTTCCACCCGCCTTCGGCGCGACCGATGTAGGTGCGTGCCTCGTAGATCTCCTCGACATGTGTGCGTTCTGCGAAGCCTGCGAGGTAGCCGTCAAAGTTGTTTTTCTCGACTTTCAGGATGCCTGTTGCCGAGTGTGCCGAGTTTCCACGCCCACCTCCCAAGCCGATGGACAGCGAGGACCGGGACGTGTCGGTGAATTGTGCGCATGCGGTTGTCGCAATAAGCCACAGTGCCGCAAAAAGCGTCAGTAAAAGTTTGGTTTTCATGAGATTCTCCTTTTGTATTCTTTGAAATTCCGAACTTAACGTAGAAGTCTTTCGTTAAGTTCGCTGTTTCTCGCCAACGTGACGTAAAAAAACGTCGCCTTCAGTTGTGAATTCGCAACCTATGCGGAAAATAGTTTGTATCCGTCCGGGCATCGGATCGCAGTCAGCTCCGCATTCTCCAAATACCATTGAAGGTTGCTACGCTTTGCCGAATTTCCTTGATTCCCGCCAAAGAGTTTCTGGCAATCGTCCACAACGACACCGACATGACGGATCGGGAAGTCTGCATCTTCTTTGGGTTCAAACACGCAGATCGCACCATCCGTGATGTTGTCTATTTCATACCCGAATGTCTTGAAACTTGTTGCCATCAGGTTCAACCCGCTTACATCGAAGCCAAGCTCCTCAAAGATTTTCAGCCAGAACCCTGCGCACCAAGACTTCCCGCCATCTGCATCATTCGGATTGAAACCCAAGAAATCCTGAAGCTCTTTCTGGTCTCGTGCCTCGTGCTTGCCGTTCCATTTCAGACCGCTCACAACCCAATCAGCTTCCATACCCTTGACTTCTATAAGGTCTCCGGGAGTTGTTTCTATAGCTTCATTATGAGGTGGTGCTTCTATGGCAGGATCAATGATTTCATTGAGACCTTCTACCACGCGTAGCAACCCCGACTTTATTTTCACGAGTGCATCTACATTTCCGGTTTTCATCAGTGTGTCTCCTTTCCGTTTTGTGCTTCTTCTTGTGCTTTCTTCAAAAAATGGCTTTGCACCACGCTACTGGCGTACCCAGCGAAGTATGCAACGATAGCCAACAGAAACGCTTGTGTCACATAAGTGCCAGGCTCCTTCTTGAGAACACCAATCGAGTAGCCTTCAAGTATGAACACAAAGATCAATAGACCGCCGAAGATTCCGAATATCCAATTGATAATCCGGCTTGCATCGTGATCTTTGGACCATTTGGCAATCTTGCGTTCTGTTTTCGCTTGTTGAATTTGGTCTTTCTGTTCTTTTGTTTGCATTGCTCACCTAATTTGATAATCCCAGTTGATCTTGGGGCGATAAATCGAGATTTGGATCATTCACTAATTTTTCTTCAACCGATGCTTTCCATTTTGCGTGCCAGACAACGCTCCTATTTGAAAAATGCTAACCAGATCGCTGCCGCTTCCGCAATCGCAATTAGTAGTCCGACCCCCGCAAAGGCGATCGTCCTATTCCGAATTTTCGTGTTCTGCACCGCATGATCTTCGATCATCTGCTTCTCTAATGCAATAATTTGCTGTTCCTGAGTTTCCACTTTCTTCTCAAGATCCGCCGTCTCCTTTTTGTTCGACAAGATGAGTTCTCGCACGAATTCGTGGTCTTTCTCTAATTTCGCAAAAGAGACATCTATCTTTTTATCCAATTCGTGAAAAGCACTGGTCAGCTCATGCATTGCATCCATAATTAAAACCTTTCCGCGGCAGCGATTTCCTCTTGGAGATATTTCTCACCGAGTTGCGCCATCCGTTCCTCAAATCGTTCGCCCGCAACTATCAACTCATACACCGAGCGCGACGACAGATTCCCTTCCTCATTGCCTGCCTCATGGATGGCTGGATAATGCGCACCAAACGTCGACTCGAAATACCTACCATCGACACCCAACACCATCTCCGTCGGTCCAAACTCAGCGAGGTTGCCCGGATGGTTTAAGGACGTTGCCGCTTCAAAGTATACATCACCGCGGCGAAGAATCCCTTTGCCGGGATGCGACACCGCTTTGCGAGCCGCGTATAACGGATCTAAATGCGCCCAGGCACCGCGACCGCCTGTCTCAAAAATATCGTCGATTTCACCGACAGTGAATGGTGTTACGAAGTCCGTCCAGAATCGTGTGTAATTCTGAAGGCTCGCACTGATCTCCTCAACCAATGCCTCTGCTCGCAAAAGCGTATCAAAATTTATGTCAACCATCGCTACGATACCCCTCGATGTAAAAGTTGCAGCTGCATGACATTGCTACCTGTCATCGTGAGCACGCCCACAACTCGCAATTCCGAACCATCGGAACGTTTCACGAAATCGCCTTTCTTAATGGATAGGTTTGGCACCTCTAACAGTGCTGTCGAGTGCGACTCTTCTATCGGGACCCCCGAATTCAGTTCCACAGTATCCCGACGCGCATTCACGGAGTCCGGCGGCGGCACAATCCTGCAGACCACATTTTCAGCAATCGTTTCCTCGCCATCACGCTCGAAAGACGATCGACGGATCACTGTTACCTCTTCCTTGCTTTCAGGCGGAATCCTGAATCTCATAACTCCCTACCCTGTTAGGCGAGGTCCCCGTGCCTCGCCTACCTTCCGTGCCTCGCCTACCTTCCGTGCCTCGCCGACTGCTAAGGGTTTACTCCTCAATCGTTATAGGTAATCACGCGACGATACGGATACTTCGGTTCACCGACCTCGCGACGCTCCGTACCCACGGCACCAAACGGGAGTTTCCGACCTCCACCCTTCTTTGACGCGCCGTCGGACTTCGCAACGCTTTCCACGATGTCAGCGACCTTCTCTTCGACCTTCGTTAAATGAAATGACCGCTTCTCCTTCCAGTCAATGCTCTGCACCTCCGTGACAACCTGAAGCTGCGTTTGACGTATCATCTGCGGCGCGGTCAGACACAATTCTGAGGCGCACTGGTGCATCATGGCTAAAAGCGCATCGTCGCGAGCATCACCCGTCAACGCGTCCACATCAATGCCCAGCGCGGACAGACGTTTCCGTACCTGACGCTCGGCATCGGGGGCAAAGGGCTGCTGCGAGAGATAAGCATCGGAGATATGCACCGCAGTGACATCCGGCGCAATCAACCCTCGAACCGCATCGTAATGTGTTGAAGTCAGGACCGTTGCCGGCATTTTAAACCCTCTTGTAGGGGCAGGTCTTGTGCCTGCCCACACTTTTGCCTGCTGATTGCTGACTGCTATTCCAAAACCTTCAGCGTCTTGGAACCCGTTTCGCCTATCACAACGATGTAGATCGCTTTCTTCGGCTGATACGAAATCCAGCCCCAGATCTCGGAACAGACGATGTACTCGACCTGCTTGAGCATATCCCGGGTGGTCTCAATGATGTCTGTGTTCATCTGGGAAACGTACTCGACGGCTTTCCGTTTGTCATAGACAACAAAAGCATTGTGCTTCGTCGCAGCGTTCCCAGACCCCGCCTGAATCCGGTTCTGACAGTAGTCGTGCCACCCGACCCGAATCCCCTGCGCCAACTGGTTCATCACAGAGAAGCTCCCGCCAAACCCGCTCATGACGGCGTTCGGACGCTCGTTCATGTTGACCAGCATCACATTCGTTTCAGAAATTTTTGCCAACTGGAGATCCGTGATATCCGGATCATACCCGATCGCAGAGGTCAACAGATAAGACCGTTTGAACCGTTTCTGGAGCGCGAGCCACGCTTTCGGGGTCATGCTAGTTGTAGCAGATGCGTCCAAGTCCTGAAGCCGAACGATCGTGCCACCGAGGTCGTCGCCACCGGCACCGTGAAACATCGTTTCAAGCCCTTCATCGACCTTCGCCATAATCCGCTGGACAGCGATCTCCTCAACGTGTTCCATTGCTTTGTCAATGAATTCGACTTCCCGGAGGTGTTCATACGTGAACGGGATTGCTAACATCCGCTTTTTTGGCTGGATCGGGCGTTCAGAGGTGTCGAAGGTCGCCATCGGGGGATCCGCCCCAGGCGTCCGCTGCTCCTCACGGAACGCATCTTCCTCATACTCAAGGATCGTAGCGCGGTAGTCTTTCTTACTCGTCTCCGCCATACGCGTCGTCAATTCCTCAAGCGCGATATCGACTTCCACATCTTCGTCCCAATGCGCCATCGCATCGTGGTAAGGGGTCAACGTCGAACCCGGGGGCGTATCATGAACATCTTGGAAAGTGCCGGCACGCTCCCAACGCGCACGTCTTTCGGCTTTCCGTGCCGCCGCTTCGATCTGCGGACGATACACCGTACTCCGATACGCGTTCAGACACATCTCTTTGAGTGCCAACTCTTTCCCCGGATCGCCAATCACGTCTTCAGTGCGAGTCGGCCAAATGCCCGCCGCAGGGTTACACTCCGTGGTCATTTCTAACTCATCAAGCACCACCTCAAACCCGGAACGCCGGTCGTCATCGGCACCCAACTCACCGTCTTTCTCTGGATCGTATTGGGAATCGAGATACGCAGAAAACGGCATGCCCGCATCCGCCGCTTGCTCGACAAGCCCGGCACGCTGCGACGCATTCCCATACCTTTCTACGACTTCTCGTGTCGTCATTAAAGCCATTGTTTTCTTCTCCTTTTTCTATGGTTATCGGTTATCAGTTGTCGGTTGCCGGTAAGAGTAGCAGTCAGCAGTCAGGCGGATTTTTTTCAAAAATCCTTTCAGCCGTCGGTAAGAAGTTATCGGTAGGAGGGAACTCCGATTCCCGACTCTTTGCTGGCTAATTGCTAATTGCTATCTTGCTGACCGCTGACCGCTGATCGCTGACCGCTAATTACCCTGGAAACGCCATAAGGGCATGTGTTGTGTCAAACTCCAGCACCTGTCCCTTGCCCTTCAGCGTGTCAATCACGTCACCAACCGTTTCAGAGATGCTATTGACTTGTGTTCGCACAGCGTTTTGCGTGCTGCGAGCCTCTGCAGCAGAATCGATCTCTGTGTCTGCAGCAAGTGCAGCAAGATCCGTCGGCAACGCTGCAGGCGCGCTCACGGCTTTCACATACCCTTTCGCATTGCTCGGTCCGAGTCCAGCGACAAGTTTATCGCCTCGCTTCACCGTCTCGTTACTCGCAAGCGGGACCCGCAAGCCGCCGAACATATACGCTGCAGTGATCTGTGTAGCGTCAACAGCGATGATCACACCATCAAATTCTTCACCATCGGCGGGTAACTCGGCTTTCCCATTGTCGTTGATCTTATAGACCCTGCCGACTGCCGTGCTACGGTTCTTCTTGGTTATGTCGTAATTGATGGTCGACTTATCATGCGGGATACTCGTCGTCACCACAAATGGGTGTTCCTTCAAAGCCATTTCTCATTCCTCCATTTTAAGGTTATAAGTTGTTGGTACGTTCGCTACGCTCACTTTTGGTTATAAGTTAAGAGGGTTCACTGTGGTATCCATATCCCTTTGGGATATTCCATCTGGCGAACGATTGTTACAAACCCACCTCTTAACTAAAAACCAAGAACCTAAAGCGGAACGAAGTGGAGCGTACCAAGAACCACTACCGCCATCTCCGTTTCCGTTGACGCGGAGTCCGTTTATTTCGCTCTGGGGGCGGTTCATGCTCATCGGTCGTCGATCTGCCTGCCGGTAACGCCGCATCGCCTTTCTTCTTGTTCTGGGCGATATGCTCTTCGAGTTTCTCCAGCGGCATGTCGCCGTAATACTCGCGATGGTATTCCTCGTCGAAGTCGTCACCGTAGGCACGGTTGCCTTGCTTGATCGCTTCCTCAACGCGCGCCTCGCGATACGCCTCGCCATCTTTGGCAGCTGCCTGTAGGTCCGCGATCTCGTCTTTCTGTGTTTCGACTTGACTGCGGAGACCCGTGACCTCACCTGTCACTTTTTCTAAAACGGTATCCGGGTCATCTGTCGAGCGTACGTCCTTGAGATCCAACGCATCCCGCAACGTCGTAACGAACTGTTGACGCGCCGTATCCACATCCTGCGACGCATTTGTGAGGTCGGCGATCTCGTCTTTCTGTGTTGAAATGGTGGTGCGAAGTCCCGCTACCTCGGTTTCGAGTGCTTTCACAACCGCATCGGGTTCATCCGTCGATTTCAGCGTCGGGACTTTGAGGGCGTCCCGTAATTTTTCCGCCCACTCTTGATCTGTCATGAGTAATTCCTCCATAAAACCTCGTAAAACGTTTTTCATGGGTGCTTCAGGTTCCCCTGAAACCGCTTCCAAAAAACGTTGCTTTTCTATCGAGGTGTATCGGTTAGACCCAAACTCAACGAGTGAAATTTCTTTGAGCCGGGCATCGAAAACAGTGTATGTAGCCACCTGCATCTTGCCGTCTTTGTCCTCATACTTTTTTCCCATTTTATGGGTGCATTGCCCCTCGCGTTCAGGTTCCCAGTCCCAAAAGGAATAGCGGCGGATGGGTAGGTTACATAAATTACAAATTTCACGGGCATCGTAGAACCCAACAGACGCTTGGTTCACCAGCCCATTCTCTATTGCGCGGATGAGCTGCGCACTTGACGTGAAATGAAAACTCGACTCTTTGTTGTAATCCATGTCCTTGAGAATGAAAAAGTCGATAAGCAACTCATTTTTAGCCGTGAGCATGGCATCCACGCTACGTCCATACCCGAAGGAGCGAGAATACGTCCCATGGTGGTCTTTCAAAGCGACACCTAACTTGTCTTTGGCATCTCTTTCAAAGTTCTTAAGCGTCGTATCGGGATCCATCATGGAGTTGTGTTTATCCAATTTGTCGTTCGATGCAGTTATCCGAATCCAATACTTAGAATCCGTCTCTTCAGGTAAATCGTCGTGCATGTCCCGGGTTCCAATGCTACAGGGTAGCATTCTTATATTTTCCATAGTTAACCCCCTTTCAATCGTTTATCTAAACCTCTCCATGCCCTGTTTTTTCTCTTGACAAAATGTCTAATAAAGTGCTATAATATTGGTGTATTGCTGGTAGAGAATACGACCCTCGTCGCAAGGCGGGGTCTCTACCAGAAACCGAGTCGTATCGGGAGCAATACACTTTTAGCAATACAACCCCTGAAGGAGTTTATAATGAAAAATCCTGGTATCTATATCCTTACGTCTCCGAGTGGCAAAAAATATGTTGGTAAAGATAGCAATTTGCCAACCCGTGTGAGAGATCACTTGAGCGGTAATACCCCTCAGTGTCGTCATGTCCACCGGGCAATTCAGAAATATGGGCGTGAAGCCTTTTCTGTTGAAATAATCCGATACCCCGGAATTTCGGAGGATGCATTGAATGCAGTGGAGCGTTGGAAAATTAGGCAACTTCAAACGCTTTCTCCCAGTGGCTATAATCTGACAGAAGGCGGTGAGGGGGTTATCCCCTCTGAAGAAATACGTCGAAAAAAGAGCGCAATTGTCTCTAAACAAATTGCCAATGGCACACACAATTTTGTCGGCGAAAATCACCCGGCCAAACAACATGTTAAAAAAGGCACACATCACTTCCTCGGCGATAAGAATCCAGTCCACAAACAGCTTGCGGATGGCAAACATCACTTTCTTGATAGTAATTTCCAGCGTCAAGTTCAGAAAAAACGAATTGATAAAGGGACACACAATTTTCTCGGTAGTGATTTCCAACAGTACCACGCAAAAAAACGAATTGATGAGGGTACACACAACTTCCTGGGTGAGAACCATCCAATCAAACGCCTTTCCAAAGAAGGCAGACACCCAAGCACCCGCAAACGCCTGAAAGGCGAATGGTGCTATATCATTGCGTTGTCTCGTTTTTGGTATGAAATTCACGATTATACCCTCAAACGTCGTGCCGAATTCCTGTCTAAAGACATCCCTGATACATCAAACGCCGAACAGACATACCTTTTTTAGTCAGACAATTGTCGATGCTGAAGTTTCCCCATCCCGCCAAAAACTCGCATTCCCGCCGAATGTTTGTTTTTCTCTGCTTTGAACTTCTCGACGGCATCCTCGTAAACGTCTGCCTCGATGCCGTCCATGTCTTGTAATTGCTTAAGTTTTGTAAGATTTTCAATCTTGACACCCTCGGCTTCAGCAATGGCTTTCACATCCTGCGGATCCGGTGTGTTCTCGAAATAGAAGGTCACTTTCCCTTGACGACCCTCCGCCCGTAACACATACCCTAACAGGGTTGAAAACACCCCCGCCACCGTGGACTGGATACTCGATATGTTGATCCGATAGTCCTTTCTTTGTTCAACTGCGTGGGTTTCCGCGACCGCCTCATTGGAATGCTGCTTAATTGGGGTTGACCCCGTCGCACGTCCAACCCGCCGGTCATACAATCGCATCAAACCATCAACGAGTCCAAAGAATGAGGTTTGCATCTGCCCTCCTTTCGGCATGTTCACCGTCACGAGGTCCAAGTGGCTATACCCTTCATTTGGGGCTAAGTTAGAATACATCTGGTTGATGCCGCTCAGGAAATCCTGGATAAACGCGTCTTCCTTTTCAACATCACCGATAACATCCGGCGGCATGAAGTCTCTTAACTTCTCAGTGTCAACTGTGAAATCTGAACGCGCCCAGCCCTGGGACTCCAGGACCCTCCGAAAATCGTGCATCACGCCAAGCATCCGGATGACATCCAAGGGTGCCGATTCCAACATGGATCGACCGAACGGTTCATTCGGACCCGCATTGAAGGGGACATACATCACTGTCGGATCGTCATGTAACGATACCCATTTCCCGTTCTGCCACTGACCGAGATGCCAGTCGTTACCCATCCGGTTGAAACGCGCTACATACGGATCCATCACCGCGATGTCCATCGCCATATCCGCCGTTTCGTTGAGTTCCAGCTCCCAAAAAATAGCACCGCCTTTATAGATGCCGGCAAACACCCTATCAATCAACACGTCTGGATCATGGTGTTTCGCCTCAAGTCTCGAAAAGAAGTCGTCGATAATCGGCGTGGCACCTTTCGGCGTCACTTGGTATCCCCAAGATTCGTTCGCATTCCGCAGGAAATCCGTGTAGGCTTTATTGACCTCCGGGCTGATACTCGTTACCACCTTCATGAACTGATCGACCGGCAGACGCATCAACTCTTCTTCTGTCCAGTTTTTCAGCTGCCAAACACTTCGCGACCGTTCTGGGGGTGCCACATGGTACATCGTCTGCTGACGATGCGGATCCTGCATCGAAACACGACCGCCCGCCAATGCCCGTGTGTTCCGCGACCGTGCGACCGCTCTTGGATCTCTACCGAAAAGCCGTTTGTTGATGTCCCGAAATGTTCGTTGTAGGTTCATTCGCTAAACCAATAGACATAACAGTCGTGATGCCCATTTTCAGGGTATTCCTCACAGGGCTGCGTCGCATAGACGGTAAATCCACGCCGTTCCCATATTCCCGCTGCGATTTTGTCGGATTGAAGGCTCGCGAGAGCCACACACCGACTCCCACACGCCTGAGCATCGTTCATTATTTTTTTGATGATCCACGCCGCATGCCCTTGCCTACGATGGTCAGGATGCACGGCAAAGAAACGAATAAAGGTTTCACCGTCCCATCCATCTCCATATACCTGTCCGTATGTTACCGTTGCGATCAGGGCACCGTCGATCGACCGAAGTCTGTAGAGTTGACCATCCTTACCCGGATCTGATAGGATCCCGGCTACCGCGCGTTCGATGTAGTCACGGTCAACAGGGAACGAGACATCGAGGAGTTCAATGACTTCATTTACTTCATTGCTTTCAGTGGGGTCCACCGCTTTCCAGTCCATAAATATTTTTACCTCATCTTGACACTGCCGTGAATGACCCGTCCGCTCCCGATACCCCGCGGTCCTTTTTCCAGGGTCCGTACCAGATAACTCGTGCCATCGATACCATGCTTTTCTCCGTCTGTCTCGGCATCGTCCTTTTGCGGATTACCTGTCCGTTTCTCGCTGTAACTCAAACCCAAGAACTCATCGGTGACCTCAACGGGCAGATACTGTTCTTTGAGTGCCTCATCTGGCGGATGCACCAACCGATCCCGTAAAAAGAAAATCGCCGGTTGACCGGTTTCGTCTACCTTCAGTCGCTTCTGCACAACTTGAATCTGTGCCACTTTGTCTTTTTTCGGTTCATTGACTCGGAAGCCGGCGCGTCGGAGTTGCTCTACGCCATCCTGGTCGGCAGAATCTACTGCGGCATACCGTATCCGATCCTCGTAGGGATCACAGTTCTCTTTTATCAGCCGGATCAAGTCGGGTTTTATCACCCCTGTCTTATATATTTCTTTATAGGCGTACAATCTGTCATCGGGGGCGTGTGCCCACCAAATCACGCTCGCCGCATCCCGATACCCCCAGTCGACGCTCAGATACCGCGGCCAATTCGGCATAATCGTTGTATCAACGATGTGGATCTCAGGGTCAAACCCTTCAAAGACTAAATCCTCACCGGATGCCCACAAGCCGAGGAAGCCTCGCTTAAACCTTAACCCCTCTAAGTTCTTGAGTTTCTCAACGCGCCGTTCGCCGGATCGGGTGAACAGGTGTTCGATCTTCTTGAGAAGTTTCGGATCCGGGTCATTCCTAAACGCCCTTTTGAATTCCGCAAGTTCTGGTGAACCCTGCTTAATAATCTCAGGGTTGTCCAGAAACGACATCCGATAAAACTCAAGTTTCCCTTCCTTCGCTTGCTGGCGGATCCAATGATTGGGGACACTCGGATTACAATCGCCTACCAGATAGGCAACCGGCATCACACCTGCACGCTCAGAAACACGCGCTGTCAGTTCGTCCCATGCAGCAAAAGGTAACAACTCCGCTTGATTGACAAACCCCGCATCAAAGAAATCGGATAGCAGGTTCTGCGGTTTGTCTAATCCGTTCATGTAGATGCGCGTGCCATTCGGATACTCAAAAAACTCTGGACGCTCACCCCCAAAACGCGTTACGTCTCTGCCTTCAGGGTTATCATCGCGACTCGGTGGCTTATAGCCGAGAAACTTTTCATACGTCGGAATGATGTTCCGATATACACGGTTCAGACTCCGATGCACGAAGGTCATTCGCGCACCCTCATACCTCAATGCTAAGAAGTGCATGTAAGCGACCAGACCATATGTTTTTCCAGCATCATACGTCCCGCCCGCTATCTTTACACTCGCATCCATCGAGGCAAAGAGTTTCAGCATCGCCCCATAGGGATAATAATGCTGAGCACCCTGTCCCCAAGAGATAACTCGCTGTCTCTGCATCCATCACACCGTTTTCGATTTTTTTTCTGACTCCGGTAAATTGTCCCACAACACCTTCAACTCCGAATGGAAGTGTCCAACCTCCGTCCTCTGATCTTCAGGCGGCGCGTTTTCAAGGTTTTGCTTTTCGCGTTCCACGGTCTTGTGCTTGGCATCCTCTACAGCTTGACGGGTATTGGCATCATAGCCTTGCGTCAATAAATTCCAGCGTTTCAGCAGTCTATCTATCGAGAGTGCCAACGTTTTGATACAGTCTAAGAGTCGCTGTTTTTCGTCTGGGTCGGGATCCGGCTGAGTGAGTAGGAAGTCTAAATCTCTGCGATGGATGATGAGGGTGTCTCTTTGAAAATGGATGAGGTCTTTGACGATTTTTCTGTTCTCTAAAGGTGTCAGAGGTCTGTAGTCCTCATGGAGATCGTAGAGTCCCTTCTGCGGACTTACCACCTTGTTTTCTTCTTGAAGGATCTTCAGATATTTTCGGGCTGTGCCTTCGGATACGTTAACGGCTTCAAAAATCTCTCTTGAACGTTTTTCGCCCGAATTCAGCAATTCAAGAATATGGTTTAAATGTTCTCTCACTGGGGCACCTTTGATATATGCTTGTTATAAGGTTGCTATAAGCATCTCATAAGAATCTTATAGGAATCTTATGTGCTTCATGTATTGTAATTGGGTCGATGTCGGGGTTAACTATCAATGATTCTGTCACCCGTGGTCATGTCGTTTCAAAATAGTATACTTTGCCGAACGCAACCCCTGAAACCACATTCAGCACACCGAGATGCCGATTTACAATACATTCGCAATACATCTAAGAAAAAGTTGGCAGTCGTCAGCAATCAGGTGATAACAATCCTCTTGAAAAGATCTCATACTTATGTTAAACTTAATATGTGGTAAAATTAGTAAATTCTTCGGTGTCAAACCCCCGTCCTTGGTGGCGTGCTGGTTTCCTCTCACTTATTCGGGGATAAAGACAGATAACGGATATACCATGAGAAAAGCCTACGGGTTCAAACTCCAGTCTCAAAAGAACGTCCTCAAACTCGGACCACATGATTGATGATATGTGGGGCATCCACTTGCATATCATGCTGTTGGCACGTCGGTATCGGCGTATGTTCGGAAAAGACATATCTGCATATCGGCTCAAAAGACATATTGCGAAGCTGAAAAAACGGACGAAACCGCAGTGGGCGGACTTACCGAGTCAAGTTGTCCAAGATGTTGTGTTGCGGTATGGCAAATCCCAAGACGCATTTTTTCAGAACAAAAAAGACCGTAAAGCGGGAAAGACACAACGCAAGGTCGGTAGACCAAAAATCAAACCGCGACACAAATACAACTCTATGACGTTCACACAAGCCGGCTATACATTGGAAGACAATCGAATCAAAATCAACTGTATAGACACTTGGTTTTCCTTTCACAAGCACCGTGAAATTGAAGGTATCATCAAGACAATCACGATCAAGCGAGATAGGTGTGGAGACTATTGGATATACTTTTCGTGTGAGAATGTTGACGATTCCAAACCCAAATCCAAGACGGGTAAGAGCGCAGGATTTGATTATGGAAACAAAACATTCCTCACCAGTGACGCAGGTGAAAAAATAGACTCCCCGCAGTTTCTCAAACAATCCTTGAAGACATTGCGATCTCTCAACAAAGCACTTTCGCGTAAAGTTAAAGGTTCTAACAATTGGTATCGTGCCGCTCGTGCTTTAGCAAGACTCCATAGGAAGATTGCGCGTCAACGGACCGATTGGCAATGGAAACTCGCTGACGAACTCTGCACAACATTTGACACGCTTTGCTTTGAAACCCTGAACCTTGACGGTATGAAACGCCTCTGGGGACGCAAGGTCTCCGATCACGCTTTCTACCAGTTTCTGCAAATACTGGAACAGAAGTGTGCAAAGCACGGTAAAACCTTTGTGCAAATCGGACGATGGACTGCCACGACGAAACCTTGTAGCAATTGCGGTTACCATAATAAAGAACTCTCTCTTTCAGATAGGCAGTGGACGTGTCCTGACTGTGGTTCACACCACGACAGAGACGTAAACGCTGCTATCAACATCAAACGGGCAGGCTTGGAGACCGCCTAAAGTGGAGCGGTTGTCAGTCCTTCCTTCAAAAGAAGGCTTACCGCGAGGAAACACAAGCCCCAACCTTCAGGTTGTGGGTACCTTTGACTAATTCATCATAACCTTCCGCTTTACCTACGGAGAACACACACCACATGTCATCTAAACTCGAACGAACCACCTTCACGATCACCCAGCATCAAGTTAAATGGATCGATGAACAGCACGAAAAAACCGGTTTGCTAAAGTCTGAAATCGTCCGCCGTGCCCTCGACGAATACGCAGAGCGCGAGGAAGCGAAAGCCGAACGCAAACTTTTTACGCCGGAACAACTGAGAAAAATCAGGGAAATGGCACGTGCAAAGGGTGCTTCCGTAAAAAATATTATCCGGCGCGCGGTGGATCGGCAGCTGGACTTATTCTTCCGAAATTATTGATGAAAGGAGATCTAAGATGAAGCATAGAATGGGGCTCCCCCAGGAATACGAACCCGTCTTACCGGGGAAAGTCAAGGCACATCTCGCAAAGAAGCAAGCACAGGAAACCGACGGGAAGATAATTTGGTACCAGTGTGTCGATCTGCCTAATTTCTGGTCAAGGGATGGACACAAAAGCTACAAACAGGACGGCGTTTCCGCCGTTGAGGGTGTGTTATCCAACCCAGAAAACGAAGGCGCGCTGATGGTACCTTTTCAACAGGAGACGACTTTTACAATCCAAGACGGCACAATGGTGCCCAATTGAAAAGGAGACGGACGTTTTGAGCATCAGTAATCACCCCTTTGAGCATCTGGGTAGGGCACTTTTCTTAGCAACTCACGACATCTGCCTTCATTTTCATAAACCCAGAATATATAGGCGAGACGCTCAATGGGAAAAAATTAGCCCTGAAGATAGGGAATTCTTTGTGAATGCCGCTGAAAAGCATTTCACTAACTTAATAATAGGCTCAGAAAAGGAGACAACACATTGAATGACCTAAGAACCCAGTTACCACAGTGCCCCCTGGAGTATCAGGTCCCACACATCCCCGGCTCCCACACCGCACTCGTGATTGAGGTCAACGCCGCCGACATTGATTGGCAGGAGAAGATGCTCCCCTGGACACTCGCGGGTCTCATCAATAACACCGATCTCATCATGAAAGGGGTACACCTCTACGTCGCTTGCGAGGACAATCTTCGCGATCGCATCAGAACCGCGCTCAAAAAGTTTGATCTACCACCCGGTACCATCATCAGTAAAGACGAAGACAACAAACCGCTGATTGTGTTTGGGGAGTACGGCTACAGGTACGATTCCGTTTGTCTGTTCGATATCAACTACTGGGCGTTTCGGGGTATCGGTAAAGCGCAAGATAGAGCCGACATCAAACTCCCCCTCGGACACGTCCTGCGGCACACCTATGGCTGGGCAGTCGCCGATGTCAGCCTCCATCACAAAAACGACATCTCTTTAAAAGACACTTGGGTACGGATGTCCAAACCCTTACATCTCACCGGTGGTGATTCCCCAGAGCAACGGAAAAAACTCGCAGGCGCACTAATAGAAGCTTCCGAACGCGCACATTGGCTACACGCTGCTAATACAGCCGTCTATGGTGAGAACTACAAAAAGCAAAGCAAAAACGTTGCCGCCTACTTCTTCAATGAAGTCGAAGCGAACTGGCACATAGACGCGTCTATCCTGCACTACAGTGCGCGTGAAGTGAATACCTATTTCGCAGAGTGGGCAGCAGAATGGCAGCACCTCGGCACCGAGGCACTCATCGCACTCTATCTGCTCAAGACCGAGCAGCATGCCTATAATTTGCAAGATTCCGTCATGATAGAGCAGCTGTATGTTCGAGAGGCATATCCCCGGCTCTGTAATATGCAGTTCGCCAATAAAAAGAAATTCAACAGGGCAATGAACGAATTGAGGGGCGCGCAACTGAACATCAATATGAATTGATAAATGACAAACATCACACCTCAGCAAATCCTACAGATCCGATTACAGGACGCTCGCCGATACGCCCGATTGCTCAGACAGAACGGAGGGCATCCGAGGTCCGTCATCTATGTAATTAGGGGCATTTGGGGCGATGAGGTTGCCAACATCGTTGAAAGCGGTCTCGATGATGCCCCTCAAGGAGAACAAAGTGCCGAGAGTTTACAACAAACGCCGCCCTCGTGAAATACCGGAAGATGCCGTTTACGTCGGCAGGCCTTCCCCATGGGGCAACCCCTATAAGGTTTCTCATACCAAAACACGGGAGCAAGCGATTCGTGAGTTCCAAACGTATGCCGAACTCAAAGATTTTTATGAGAAAGACTGGTTAACTCCGCTCAAGGGTAAGGATCTCGTGTGTTGGTGTTCACCCTTGCCGTGCCACGCGGATGTGCTGCTGCGCATGGCGAACGAAGACATAGAAACCAAGCGCGCACGACACGCAGAAATCGGATGGCCCTAGCTAACTTGTAGCGCTGCGGGTGTCACGCGATCACGATCATCGTGATGGCGTGCACCCTGCACTTTCCAGTTTGCGCCACTAACCAAAACTGAACACAATCCGTCGTTTCGGGAAACTTGATTATATGGAAAACACAAAAAAGGAGTAAACACATGCGTTTAATATTGTTGATATTGATCCTCGGCGTTATGGGTATCGGTTGCGATGATGCGGATATGGCAAGTCGTAATCTATCCAAAGCAGCCGACAATTTTGAAATCGTACGTCGTATCGTTTTTTACAATGGCATCACCGACACCTATATCCTCACCATAGAAGGACGATGCAGCATATACGACGACGGACAGGGGCAATTAGAGGTTGTCTGTAAGACCGGACACGATAGTTACAAAAAGCACTTTTTAGGGCTATCGGACAATGTAACATATTTTGCCGAGCAATTGGAAGGTGCGAATGTCAGCCCAAATCACTATCGTGTCACATTCAAACCTCGTGCAATTCTCCCAAGTGTTGATGTACGCAACTAACCTAAGCGCGTCCACTCCCCAGTCCGCGGGTGCATGGGGACTGGCAATAACCGAGGAAGTACCGGGCCAAAGGTCAAATGACGACTTCCCTGGCGAGGCTCCCCAGGGGTGCCATGACGGGTATGCATTTGAGAAATCGTAGGTAGTTTAAAGATGAGCAGTTAGTAACCAACTCCGCCTACTTGCGAGGAGAACCCTATAAAACCCCTGGACCCGCACTACTGTAGGGCGAGGGATTGAGTCTTTGTATTACAGTCCTCGCCCCTACATATCAAAAAAGGAGAAAAAATGGCAATTGGAAACGATGGAAACTGGGTCAACGCAGACAGACCCCTCGACGATTCTAACTACATGTCAATCGCGGAATGGTGCGCGTGGACGACACGGGTCGCCGCTGAACTTCTGGATAAAGGCGGTTCTGGACACCTCGATAGACTCCGCATCAAGGTGCAGATACTCTCAAGGGAAACAGATCAACTCCTGACGGATTTCAACGAGCAGTTGCTAAGGGACGGGAAAATCACGGAAGAAGAACTCGCCGAAGCCCTCGAACAAAATCGCAACGGCGAAGGCACGGATGAATGGAACGCACGTTCCGCATCCGGCGAGAACACCCGAGACGCGAAACTGCGCATACAGGCGAAAAATGGAAGCTACGCCGAACAAACGCAAAAACTTGTAAGTGAATTCCCTCCGAACTGTAAGGTTCACGTACTACCGGAAAATACCCCTGGCAAGGTTCGGGGATATAGGCCCGGTGCAGATACAAGACGCCCCCACGAGATGGCACTTATCGTGGATGTCCCTGGAGATGTCTGGATACTTTATTCCGATCAAGTCGAGCGGGTGAAAGAAGTGGAGGTTTCTTAATCTCTACCCGTGTTGATATGTATGCAAACTATACACATCAACACCGACATGTATAAAAATCGCCGAAAAGTATACATATCGCACTTCACCTTCAGACAAGTGCCACCGTTCATCCCCGCTGGCGAGGTTTCCTAGGGGAAACACCCCAGCAAAAACACCTCGCCTTACTGACTACTGATCGCTGATCGCGACGCAAGCCGCGTGTGGGAAACCTGCGGGACAATGCTAATTATGAACCAAATCAAACTCCGAAACGAAAACAAATTCCGCACCCCCATCCACGGACGCAACTTCCAAAGCACGACAACCTTCGTTGGTGCGCTTTACCCGGAAGGCAACGTTCAAGTCTACTGGACCTGGAAATGGTTCGATTTCCAACGCCACGAGACCTACGAAATACACGGGGGTTCTCGATGGTGTGGTTTCCAATTCCAGAACATGGAACACCTCATCGGGATGTGGGACACTCGCGAGATTATCACTGGGCTGCCCTACGACTTTTCGCATCTCATCACCACGCATTTCGCTGCGTTTTACAAGAAGCACATGACAACCTTCACACTCTCTCAGAAAGAACGTGAAGCACTCGGCATCTCTGAAGAAGAATATATCCAAGCTAATAAAGCCGTTTGGGGCGAAAAATGGAAACATCAATGAAACACTACAAAGCAGACATCTCCGTCCGACGCGTCGGCATCATCACCGCACCGAAACTGCCACCTGACCACCCAAACGTCCGATTTTCAAGTTGCCTGCATCGCGAAACCTATCCAGCAGCAGACATCACGGAAGCGCGGCAAAGTGCCATAGCACTCGTGGAAAATCCCAACACCCCTGAATTCCAAAAATGCCTCGATTTCTACTTTGTTCCGTTCAAAATCCTCCAGTGGCAAGACTGGCAAGATCCGATCGAACCGGAAGGCGAAACACAGATCCATTCCTGCGAGAGCCAGCCCTTTCTCGTAGGCGTGTTCACATGGATTGTCAAAATCCTTATTTACGAAGTAGAAGCGGCTAATTGATCCCCTCCCTCACGCTGACGAGGTTTCCTAACCTCGCCTACTGACCGCCGATCCTTGACTGTTCATAATTTTTCCTCGAAATATATTGCTTATTTATTGTAAATCCGCATATCACCTTGCTGAATCCCCTTCTCTCCAGTCCCAAAAACTCTGTATACTTAGATAGAAACCGACCCGACTGCTGACCGCTACTAAGGGAGCTACACATGGCAAAGACAATCCTCGCGACAGATCAGAAGGAAACCCCTGACGACCAAATCCTCGGCAAAGATTGGGCAGGCGAATACCAACTCCTCTGCACAACTTACGCCGCAGATGAAGTCGTCCTGCAAGTGCGACCCGGCGGAAACCCGTCTTCGTGGCACACCGCGAAATATAACGGCAGTGATATAAAGTTTACCGCCGTCGGTGATATCTTCGATGTCAAACTCGTCAGAGACTACGAGTACCGACTTCTCACCGCAAACGCTGGAGCAGAAGTCATTATCGCAAAGCATAACATACACGGGTAGGTAGGACAGTAATGATGAGTCGCTATCCCAGTTTCACGAAAATTATTTCATCTCCCCAGCAACCGATAGTGCATCCAGCACCGGGAGAAGATTCAGAGGCATGGGTACCCCGTCAATCCGTCGTTCCGCCGACATCGGAAAATATAATTCTGTTCGCTTTGGACGGCACACTCATCGCGCTCGACGGCACACTCTTTGGAATACAGGAGGAAATCAGTGACCAGTAACCAGTTTCCAGTTTCCAGTTAAAGACGCAAGCGTTACAAAGAACCTCTTTTCTTAACTGGCCACTGGTTACTGGAAGTGGAGCGTAGCGGAACGAACTGGCAACTTCTCCACTGGCAACTTCTTTACTGGTAACTGGTAACTTTAAAATGAATGAACCGATAATTTTCCATGAATATGATCCGAGCGATGAAGCTGTAGGAGATCCGCTCCAGATTGCATCGGACACTGAAACAGCGGAAGGTCTCCTCTTAGGCAGAACGGCAGCAGGTATCGGTCGCGAGTTCTCAATCGAGCGGATACTGGCGCAGATCCTCGGTGCGGTGCCGTTTGCGGTGCGGACTGCGTACCGAAAGGGAACCCTTGTCTATAGCAGCGGGGATCTCTATGCCGTCACTGCAACGATCGAGGCTTCCAATACCCAGACGCTCGCGCAACTCCTTGTCGCCGGCACGCTTGTGAAGGTTGTGGATGTCGAAGCCAAAATAGCGAATTGGGCAGAAGCAGGGGACACCACGAGAATCCCTATCGGCAAGATACCGACCTCGATGCCTCGCGCCCTCCGAACCGCCGCACAGACCTACGCACTCATTCGGAGTCTATTGGATTACAACGACCTCCAGAACCGCCCCACGCTCCCCGTAGACACAACGCTCTGGGAAGGCGCGTACGCTGACAATACGGCGTATGGTGCGGGGGATGTTGTCCTCTATAACAATAACCTCTATATGTATACGGAGGCGATCCCGAATGACAACACCACGAAACCCGATGCCGACACCCGCGCACAACGTATCAATACGGGTGCCGTAACCCTTCGGAACGCTGCACAGACGTATGCGTTGATTCAGGGGTTGTTAGACTATAACGACCTGCTCAATAGACCGACAATCCCGCGCTTGCGGACTGCGGCTGCGACTGCCAGACTCCTTGAGACGCTCACAGACGCAGCACGGCTTTCCTATACTGCCTTGAAAGATACGCCCCCGGGGGTCAATATTCTCGTGCCTGCGACGCTCAATCGGAAAGATAAAACCCAGGTTTTACCGACGAACTACACAGATTACAATACGCTACGGATCACAACGTTCAGCAGTCGGGGGAATCAAGAGGTAACGCAGGATATTGCGACTGCCCTGTTGTCCGCAATCGCAACTTTAACGAATTATGGTTCAAATGCGAATCACAGTTTCAGTTGGGTGCGGTCTACGAGAACCATCACCTACACACCTTCACAATCTGCAAACCAATCAGGTATCATCTACTGCGATTTACACAGTTAGGGGAAAAAATGAAAAAACCACGCTACTGGGATGTCAGACGACTTGTTAAAGAGAGCGAACGCGAATTCACAGCGCAGGAAGTTGTAGATGCACTGAATGCCTCGTTGCTGTCAGACCTTCAAGATGTACCGCTTGATGGTAGATATTGGGGTGCCTCCGAAGCGGCATGGCGCGGAATGTTGGCATACACCGGCGTAGACCGAAAACGCTACATCAAGGATAGGTTCGATTGCGATAACTTCGCAGTCCTGTTCGCAGGACGCGTCGCCGATAAGTTCGGTATCAACGGTGTCGGCATTGTCATCGATTACTCCGGCGGACATGCTTACTGCGCGATCCTCATCGTGGACGAGAACGGTAATCTTTCTATCGGGATCATCGAGCCACAGAACGACCAGTTCGTTCTTAAAACCGAAGGCATGTATTCAGCCAAATTCGGATTCATCTTTTTACCATGAAATTTCTCAATGACCTGTGGCAACTCAAAAAAGCAGAACTCGCATTCATGGCGGAACACTGGGGCATCTACCTCGTCCTCGGTATCAGCTTTATCTCGCTGTGCGTCTACGTCCATTTCTCCACGAAGGACAAAAAATGAATTATAGGTATAGACGCGCACAGCAACGCAATTGGGAGATTGAGACCCACCAGTGGTTCTTACTTTTTATAGAATTTTTCTGGAGACTCCAGGATAAAAAATCATGAAAGTCACCGTTCACGATATAATCGTCAATTGCCCCACACACGGCGAAGTTCCATACACAGCAACTTCCAATTGGGGACACGAGGCGGTCACCGTGTACTGTCCACGTTGCGAAGAAGAGGCACGCGAACAACACAAGCACCCCAATTCACCGTATCCACTCCAAGGCACATCGCCATCGATTATTGAGGCGTGCAACCGCGGTGACTGAGGATAGCAGACACCAGCAGTCTGCCGGTTTGTGCTAATAAAAAATGCCAAGAAAGGCATCGTCAATTAACGAGTGCGCTCTAACAAAACAGACTGGAATGCAGGTTAGATTCCTGCTACGGTAGGCTAACACCGTATCCCTCACCCTAACAGCGTTGCTGGAAACGGTAGGGTTGGAAGCAAGGGGACAAAGGCGAAGAAAAGGGATAGGCAAACTTTACTGGGGAAACGCAGTAAAGACCCCAAGTAAACGTCAGGGAATCACTCACACGGGTAAACGAAAGTTGAATGCTTGAGGAAACCTCATAAGGACGAACGCAAAGCCTTGAAAAATTGCGGTAATACAAACGTTGTTATTCGTTAGAACAACGTAATGGACATCTCATTTTATAGGGGCATTGTCCGATTAGCCTAATGTATTACAAAGGGAGATTAGGTCTCCCACACTGGGGTATAGAGCAACCCTAAATGAGTTTATGAAGTCTGGTCTGTGGAAGTTAGAGAGAACCTAATAAATCTCAAAACGCTGTAATTCGTGCGAATACCGCTTCTTAGACGTTTCTGAGATTTTAGGGTTGAGGAGAACGTATAAGCGTTTATGCCAAACGCAAAGCACGTTCAGATTAGACTTTGGACGACGCCACTGCTATCAGCAGTAAGGAGCAAAACGTGGTAACACGAGCAACTACAGCAAACGTTTTCAACGCAGACGCTATCAGGGAATGCGAGGCATACGTTCTAAATATGCAGAGGCACTTGGACAAAGCGGTTGCTAACAACGACCTAAAGGGTAAACAGACCATATTTTGCCACGAGCAGACGGGGCAATGATAAATACAGCAACCTACGTTTATTGCATACCGAATGCCACACGTAAACAGCAAAATAGATAGTTGTTGTTATTCTATATGGGAAAGCCGTGTGCGGTGAAAGTCGCACGCACGGTTTGGTGAGGGGTGCGGAGTGGTGACACTTCGTGCCTACTCTACAGGGGGTAACATCATGGCGAAAGAAAGGGTCTCCAGCGACATCGACAGGAAATTGCGCATAGAAGCCGACAAAAAAGCAAATGAACTTGGTATCTCAAGAGCGAAACTCATTGAGATTTCCCTCGAATCCGAACTCGGACGCTTCAACGTCCATAAAGAGAACAAGCGGCTCACTGAACGCGTAAAGACTTCCGAACAGGACATAGCAGAACTCCAGCATCAACTCACCACTGCTGAAACGGAACATAAAGACACCCGTGATCGCCTTGAACATGAGAAAACCGCATTGCGCGATGAGTTGAAAGCCGAAAAAGTCGAAAGCGATCGTCGTTGGAGCGAAAACCAAAAACTCATCGGGCAGCGTGATGTATTTGAGGAACGCGCCAAATCACTGGAAAAGGAACGCGATAAATTCAAAGCGAATCTCAAGCAGATAGCTTCGCATCTTGGCGTGCCGGATACCGTCAAACACTGCAAGCAGCGGATAGATGAACTCCAGGCGTCTATCGAGGACAAGAAAAGGGAACGCAATCACTTCAAAGCACAAGCAGAAGAAGCCCAATCGAAACTCAACGTCTGTGACACGAAACTTACGCTCCTCTTGACGCGGACTTGGTGGGAACGACTTTGGAATGTTTTGCCGTGGATAGAATAACGACAATGCTCTATTTTCGATACACCTACAATCGCCACAATCGCAAGGGGCAACTCATCAAGGATCGCACGGGTACCATCTCCGGTCATACTCTCAAAGCGGTGAAGCACGTCCTCGTCAAACGGTTCCGCCTTCAGGGGACCGGCGGCAGTTGGACATGCCTTCCCAACGGCACGCATAAACGCTCACATCGATGCATAATTACAGGAGAGCGGCACTGTCTCACCCTCACCCCTATGCCCGAACCATCGGGTTGATATGCGAAAAGATAGGACAAGTAATAAGCGCGAAAACTTTCAGTTCAGGACGCGCGTTTTTGGGGGATTCTCCTCACAATTTGCCCTATTTCTTACCAAATTCCACGGACCTCACTGAAAAAAATGCCGAATTTCACAAAAAAATCGTTAAATTCGGCAAAAAAGTGCATTTTTCTGCCATTTTAATTTGACTTTTACTTATATTTATGATACAATTATATACAAGTCAATGGGAGGTGCGGATACATCTCCCCGGTAGCGATATAGGAGGATTCGACTTGAGAATAGGTAGACCGAGAAAGGATCCTGAAGCGATCTTAAGGTTTTCTGAAAACCTCAACAGAGAGATTGCCAAAAGCGACCTAACACAAGTTGAAATCGCCTCAAAACTCGGAATACGACAATCAGCAGTTTCCCAGTGGTGTACCGGAGTCAACATGCCGAACCGGCGAAATCTATACAAGCTCACATCACTGCTGAATACAACCGTTGAGAAACTGACTGAATAAAGGAAAAGGGCAGTGCGCCAACACTGCCCTCATTGCAAACGCAACTATCCAGGTTATGTCAAGTTTATGTTCGCGCTTTTTAGTGTAACATCTGCTTGACAGCTCTGTCAAGGAGAATGTTAACGATGACCACAATTAAGGGTTTAGCCCTCCAACGCACCGAAGGCAACGTCTTTGTAAATGTTACACACCCCAAGGCGCATCTCCGTCCTGACCCCTACTTCCAGACATGGACACGGATCGCTAAGGAAGTCGTTGCTGACGTTCCCACCCACATTCAACCCCTCACGGCGACTATCGGCGGCTTTAATGAATCATGGCGCGAAAACCGACAACGCCTGCTTGACTATCTGCGCGACGATCTCACGCTCTCGGATGGCGTTATTCTGCATGAATTAGGCAGGGCAATTGAAACCGAATATGCCGCTCGTGTCGAGATGACGACTACCGAATGGCGATCACTAACAGTCGATCTGCGGACCCCTAATTACTTCCACGTCGCGTGGATGCACACGTTGAGAACTCGTCTTAGCTACAAGTATCAAGACCACCGAACGCCCAGAACCGACCTGAAGGAATTGCTAATGCAGGTGAACGCCATTATGGGCGAAGGGAGGGCAGCATAAGTTGAAATTCAAACGAACGACGATCACCCTCAACGACAAGGAAACCCAAGGCTACAGTGTAGAAGGATTAGACAACAGTGTCTTCAGAGGCTTACGGGTTGTCTTGGTCAAAGAAGGTCAGAGATGGAGTGCCTACGAAGCGACAACCGGGCATTCGATAACACCATCGAGTTGGCCAGGCAGCTACAGCAACAAAACCCGTGAAGGGATCCTACGGATTGTGTCTAAACACCTATCCAACATCCCGGAATCCGGGTGGACTCGGGTTCAAGAGCAATTGGACTATCAACTGAGAGGGCGATGAGAATTTTAGCATCAACCCAAGACGGAGTTAAAAGAGAAAAGGCGGTGCGCCAACACCGCCCGTGACAACAAATCAACCCTAACGCCAATTAAGGAGGACTGTGCCTGTTGCATATTATACCGCAATGGCGCAGATAAGTCAAAAATGCGGAAACTTCACATCAAACGCATCCCCGGCAGTTCACTCATTGAACCTGCCAACCGACCGACCGAAACATTCGTAGGGGCGAGGTCCTCTCGCCTGTCCACCAAAAACACTATGCTTGAAACTATTGGCGAGATCGTCTGCCTCATCGCGAGCGGCATTGTCGGTTGGATCATATATGTGGTCCTTTAGGAGGATTTCTCAATGGAAACTCAGAAACAGCAATGTTGTGTCCGCGAATGCGACTCCCGCGATACACACGAACACCGAGGTGTAGGAACAGATAACCTTGGCAGATCAATGACCTTCGTTGTCCAACTCTGCGAGCCGTGCAAGGACGGGATCCTGTCAAAGAAGGTCCACTACACCTTCCGTCAAGCTGACAGTCTCGTTTTTGTGCGCGAACTCTACCCTTAATAAGGACGGGGACGAGCAATCGTCCCCAAAACATCATGAGAATCAGAAACTTAACCCGCACTGGTATCATCTTGGCACTCGGAACGGAACGCCTATACCTCGAACCGACCCGCACACCTGCTATCGTGCGATGGACGCAAAAAAGGATTGGAGACCGACACATTGAATTCGGCACTTCCTACCAATGCTTGCAAGTCCCTATCCTCGAAGAGATTGCACACGTTGAAGGGATACCCGATCCAGAACCCTTCACCCTTTTTCTCGTAGATCATCACGTTTTCAGCAACTGCGATCGTCCAGACGTGTTCACCTTCAGCGACGAGAAAGACGATGGCAACGGGAATGTAGTGATTTCATATCTGATTGGAGGAAAAGCATGATGAAAACACTGTTCATCGCTTGAGCGTGCTTGCGTTGAAACCTGATGTGTAAAGTCAAGCGTCATCAAGCGTGAGACTTCTGAGTTTGCAGTCGATCGTCAGTTGTGTAAAATCATACTGCACATCGACTGCAGTTTCAACGCAAAGCATCTCAAGTGATGTCAAGACAAGCCTCATTTTTTGAGGTTGTGAAATTAAGCATTAAATCCGTTATCTATGTGATCACACCGTTGTTGGGTGCATAAGCCAGCCTGACGCGCTGTGGCAGGGAAGCAGATCGCTTTACAAAACGCGAGACAACCCTGTGTAAAAAGCATTTTTAACACTGTCGAGGCTTACATTACCACCTTTATGGTGAGGACATTATGTCAAAAGTTCCAGTATTAGACACTCATAAACGCAGATTAGAACCCTGCCATCCAGCTGTTGCGAGGCGGTTGCTCCGTAATGGTCAGGCAGCGGTCTATAAGCGTTATCCATTCACGATTATCTTGAAGCGTGAAGCCTCCAGTCCGAAGACTACAGACTACATGCTTTCTATTGATCCTGGCAGTAAATGCACAGGATTCGCAATCACGGATTCAGAGAACAACATTATTGCGTGCTTTGAGCTGCACCATCGCGGCGCGGCAATCAAGAAAGGGTTATCCAATCGGGCGGGCTACAGACGCAGCAGGCGCACTCGCAAACGCCGTCACCGCCCTGCGCGTTGGCAGAACCGATCTCGCAAAGCACCCGTATTGACCACAGACGGCTGGAAGTATAAATCCTTTGGACAGAGCAGTAAAGACTGGATTGCGCCAAGTCTGATGTCGCGTGTGTTCAATATCCACACGTGGGTGAACCGCCTTTCAAAAATCTATCCGATCTCGCGCCTCGCTGTGGAGCATGTCAAATTTGACACACAACTCATGGAGAACCCCGAAATAAGCGGTGTAGCGTACCAACGCGGCACGCTTTTCGAGGCAGAGGTTTGGGAATATCTGTTAGAGAAATTCGGGCGCAAATGCTTTTACTGTGGAACGAAAAACGTACCACTGGAAAAAGAGCATATCCTACCGAAAGCAAAAGGCGGAACAAACCGAGTGAGCAACCTGACGGTATCCTGTCGCGATTGCAACATCAAAAAAGGCAACTGCCATCCTGACGAAATAGAAGGCGAACTCGGTAAACGTGTGCAGTCGGCATTACGCGCCGCGAAAAAGCCTCTCAAAGATGCACAAACCGTCAACACCATCCGCTGGAAGATTGTCGAGACGCTCAAAGCAACAGGACTCCCAATCATCCACGGTACCGGTGGAAAGACGAAGTGGCATCGTAAGCAGGCGGGTTTACCGAAAACACATTACTACGACGCGGCATGCGTTGCGAGCGTCCCCAAGCTTCCAGCACCGCCTTCCGTCTTGGCGATCCATGCGGTAGGCTATGGGCATCGACGCGATCTCGGCGGTTTCCAAACTGTCCAGACGGCACCTGGATTTAAACGTCCCTACACGCGCGTAGAGAACGCCAACGGTTTTCAAAAACTCGAGACCGTTGCAATGCAAACAAAAAAGGGACGCGTTGTCGGTTGTATCAACTCGTTTGACAAGACCGTTGCTGGCAAACCGCAAAAGCTCCGCATCAAGACGGATTGGACAGCCGGCGACGGACGCGTTTCTGGTAACGTGACCCAACTCACACGCGTGCAAAAACGGGATGGCTACGCATATCAGATCGTTTCTTCTGAAAAACAAGAAATACGATCAACAGAAAAAGCAGCACAACTTTTGCTTTTCTAAGGAGTTCATGACGCACTACACGATCGAAAAAGCGGACTCTGCAAGCCGTGCAAGGACGGGATCGGGTCAAAGAAGGTCCACTACACCTTCCGTGAGGTTTCCGGCAGTCTCGTTTTTGTGTGCGAACTCTATCCCTAACATAAGGAGGAGGGGGTAGGATACCTCTACCCCCGATAATTCAACATGATGAAAAAAATGTGGATCGACCCAAACGACCTCGCCGATGTGTGGACGGTGAACAATCGGGAGGAGAATCCCGGACACATCGAGAGTCTCGCGGAATCCATGCGCCAAAATGGTTACCTGCCCGAATATCCGATTATCGTTTTTGAAGCTGCGAACATCCCCATCCAGACGGATAAACCCTACCTCGTGGCGTGCGGACACCACCGCAGGAAAGCCGCAATTGCCGCAGAGATCGACCTCATTTTCGCAGAAGTCCACGACGGCACCGAAGAGGAATGGATCGAGATGATGTCGCTGGACAACTTCAAGTTCGACGTCGCATCAAACCCCGGCATCGGACTCGCATTCACTGAGCAGGAGCGACGCGCCGCGTGTTTCCAACTCCTCTTGCTCCCGAAGTATCTGCGGAAAACCAACGTCGCTCTCGCGGGCTTATGGAAAGTCAGTGAGGGCACCGTCCGCCGCTGGCGCAAGCAGGCGGAATCGTCAATTGACGAAGCCTCTCCAGATTTTATGGAGAAACACAACGTCTCACCGGAACGGATGGTTAAACTGAAAGAGGTTATCGCTGACCCCTATCGCGAAAACGAGGAAGGCGACACCGTTGCCGTCCGTCAGAAACCGAAGGAAGCGACCCCCGAAGAACTGGCTAAATTCTGGTGGGACATCAGAAACAGTGCCCTTTTCGACCAGCGATCCGACGGCAGCCATTACCTGGATCGGAACGGGTTCCAGCTGGAAATCTTCAAAGCGTATATCTGTGAGCGGTTCAACATCAAAGCGGACGGGATCCCGCACCAGTTATCCATGACCCAGCTCAAGAAAATCCATAACTGGATACACACAGACGACCCAGCGGTTATCGCACGGTGTCAAGAGATCCAGCGCGAAACGGATACACTCAGCAAAGCCCGTGAGCAGTGCTATCACTTGCACGATGAAGTCATCCGTGTCTTTAGTGAGGAGCTGAGTCCCACGCCCGGCAATACGCTCTCACCTGTTCATATCTCTGCCTTCAAAGCTTTCAAAAGGTGGTCAAGCAACGGTTTGACGGCTTCGATTTCGACATCCGACACAGCGCATCCACAGAAGACGCGCTCACGACCGTCCAGCAGGTATTTTCCGACATCCATGCAGCTATTGAAATGAAAGAAGAGTGGGTGCTGAGGTTCAAAGCGGAGTTTTCGGATAAAGCCCGGCAGGCCCGCAAGACCCTGGAGCAGGCATGGACGGATGCCCGCGAAGCGATGTTCACTGCGCTTTCCGAATATCCGCGCAATGTGAGCGAAGTTGCGTTCTCCAACCGGTTTGATAAACGGTTCGGTCACCCCATCGGTAGGACACGGGAGTTCACTGAACCCACGCCGGCGATTACCGATGAAACTCTGACGGCAGACATCCGGCATTTCAAGACTGCCACCGCAGACATTCAGGCAGATACCGACTGGATGCAAACGATGCCGGTACCGGTACCGCTGATTGCTTCTCTCACGGCAGAACGCATCACGGAACTCGTTATCAAGATCGAAGGTGGCAATCAGAATACCCGTATCGCTGAATTCGATGCAGAGACTGCCGCCGAGTGGATACCTGCGGAACTCCAGGAGACACTCATCAAACTCGCAACTCGGTTTATCTACAAGGACGATCGATTCACCGACTCCGATTAGCAGCTAAAAGGAAGGAGGCGGGAGCGTGGCAACGCGCCCCTGAAACATCATGAGAGATAAACGCTCGTTTCGGTTCAAAATCGGAGCATTCCTCAGAAGGCACTTTTGGAACATTTTTGGAAAACTCCCATTTTAGACACTCACATAAAGGAGACGGGAGCGAGCAATCGCTCCCGGTAATTCTAATGAAGATTTATGAAGCGATTGAACACCTGACGGGGAACCCCCGTAAATCCAAGAAAACGCTTGAGGTTTCCACAGAGATTCTATCAGATTTCGCTGTCTGGTGTGAGGATCAAGGACACCTTGATGATTATGAGGAACACTACCCAAACCACGACTGTCGATACGATGTGGAGCAGGCGCACGCAAAATTTCAGGTTTCCCAAGCCCCCAGAACGGATGGTATCTATCTGTTGCGAGATCACACAGGATACGAGAAAACCGTTGAAGCATCGTTTGATGCTAACGGGAAACTCGTCCGATTGGTAGATAAAGATGGAAACAATTGGATAAACTGGGCAAACGACGTGATTTGGACAGAACCCAGAGCATCTCACCAATAGAGGAGGCGGGAGCGAGCAATCGCTCCCGGAACACAATGCGCATCAGAAACTTGACCCGCACAGGTATCATCTTGGCACTGGGCACTGAACGGCTATACCTCGAACCGACTCGTAAGCCTGCTATAGTGCAATGGTCTCAAAAGATGATTGGAAGCCGACACATTGAATTCGGCGCATCCCACCAATGCTTGCAGGTCCCCGTCCTCGAGGACATTGCCCACGTTGAGGGGATACCCGATCCAGAACCATTCACGCTCTTCCTCGTAGATCAGCACGTTTTCGATAACTGCGATCGCCCAGACGTGTTCACCTACAATGACGAGAAAGACGATAGAAACGGGAACGTTATCATCGGATACTTGGTTGGAAAATAA